ACGTATCTGGATTACCTTGTTGTCATAAGTGTGCACTTGGTATTATCCAGACAGGAATTAAGCGTGTTGTTATGGATGGTAATCCTGAAGACCCACGCTGGCAGGACTCATGGCTATTGTCCATGGATTTATTTAATGAAGCAAATGTAGAATGGGAATTCATCTAATGTCAATTATGGACAAACTCAAAAAGAACAGTAAGCTTAAGAACACCGAAGTTCTTAGCGAATCGAAGTTCTTTAACGATAAAGATATGGTACAGACAGACGTGCCTATGGTAAACGTAGCACTGTCTGGTAGTATCGATGGCGGTCTGGCTCCTGGTCTTACCGTTTTGGCTGGTCCGTCTAAGCACTTTAAGACTAGCTTTGCACTGCTGATGGCAGCTGCATATATGAACAAGTATCCTGAATCGGTTATGCTGTTCTATGATTCGGAGTTTGGTTCTCCACAATCATATTTTAAACAATTTGGAATCGACACATCTCGTGTACTGCACACACCAATTACCAACGTCGAAGAACTGAAGTTCGATATGATCAGTCAGCTGGAAGAGCTAGATCGTAACGATAAAGTGATTATCGTCATTGACTCGATCGGTAACGTTGCATCCAAGAAAGAAATGGAAGATGCACTGAACGAGAAATCGGTAGCAGATATGTCACGTGCGAAAGCACTGAAAGGTCTGTTCCGTATGACTACACCCTACTTGGCTATGAAAAATATCCCACTGTTGGCAATTAACCACACATACCAAGAAATGGGTTTGTTCCCGAAGGCAATCGTATCTGGCGGTACTGGTATCTACTATTCAGCAGACAATATCTGGATCCTTGGTCGTCAGCAAGAGAAGAAAGGCACAGACATTGTTGGTTATAACTTTGTTATTAATGTGGAGAAGTCACGCTACGTTAAAGAGAAGTCGAAGATCCCGATCACTGTAAACTGGGAAGGTGGCGTACAAAAGTATTCTGGTTTGACTGAAGTTGGTATTGCGGGCGGGTACGTGCGTAAGCCATCTGCTGGTTGGTATGAAGCAGTGAATCCAGCAACTGGTGAGCTGCTATCCGGTAAAGTTCGTATGACAGATACACTGACGAAAGAGTTCTGGATGCCGATCTTTGAACAAACCGACTTTAAAGATTTTGTACAGAAGCAGTACAGCATTGGCCATGAATCATTGGTAGATATGGATGCAATTGTGGAGAATGATGATGCTTAAAGAAAATGTGGATTATGAATTGGTACCAGGTACAGGCGAAAATTGGGACGTTCGCCTGCTCACCGGGGATTTTACAGAAACTGTATTGAACTTCACTAAACTTACCGTAATGGAAGACGCAGAGCACCTTTCATTTAATTTCGAAGTAGTGTCGTCACCAGATCCTACTTTGAATGCAGACGATAATTATGATTTACAACAGCATGCAGCTGCGGTACTATCTGCTGTATTAGAGAGTGCAATCGTCCGAGGTAAAAGTGATTAACGCAAATATCGAACAGACCGTTCTACGTAATATCCTAACGAATGAGGAGTACATGCGCCGTGTACTCCCATTTATTAAACCAGAATACTTTGAAGGCGTATACCAGCAATTGTTTCGTGAGGTAGCACAGTTTGTTGCGAAGTATAACAAGCTGCCTACCGCAGAGACATTTAAGATCGAGCTGGATGAATCTACTAAGCTGAATGATGAACAGTACCGTCATGCTGTAGAAATCATCCCCGAGATCTTTCGAAAGGAAGATGCCGATGAAACTTGGCTATACAACCGTACCGAAAAGTGGTGTCAGGACCGTGCACTGTTCAATGCAGTCATGGAATCGATCAGCATCATCGACGGTAAGCACCAGAAGCTAACCAAAGATGCGCTACCAGATCTTCTCCAGAAAGCGCTCGCAGTTACGTTCGACACAAACATTGGTCACGACTATCTTGAAAACGTTGAAGAGCGATTCGCCTTCTACCATGCACAAGAGGAAAAGATACCTTTTGACATTGATCTATTTAACCAAATTACGAAAGGAGGTCTATCGAATAAAAGTCTTAACATTGCTCTTGCTGGGACTGGTGTTGGTAAATCTCTTTTTATGTGTCACGTTGCTGCTGGTGCTCTAGTACAAGGTAAGAACGTACTGTATATCACTTTGGAAATGTCTGAAGAACGTATCGCAGAACGTATCGATGCTAACTTGCTGGATATTCCGATTGACCAGATCGAGAATATGAGCCAGCAAATGTTCTCTGATGCAGTTAACCGGCTGAAGACTAAGACGAATGGTAAGCTGATTGTAAAAGAATATCCTACTGGTTCTGCTAATGCTAACCATATGCGTGCACTTTTAAACGAACTGAAGCTAAAAAAGGGTTTCATTCCCGACATTATTATGATAGACTATCTGAACATATGCGCATCATCGCGTATGAAAATGGGAGGATCTGTTAACAGCTATGCATACATTAAAGCGATTGCTGAAGAACTCCGCGGTCTTGCGGTCGAGTTCGACCTACCGATCGTATCTGCAACGCAAACGACTCGTACAGGTTTTTCTAGCTCGGATCCTGGACTTGAAGATACGTCCGAGTCTTTTGGACTACCCGCAACCGCCGACTTGATGTTTGCATTGGTATCTACTGAAGAGCTAGAAGCACAAGGCCAGATTATGGTTAAGCAGCTGAAGAATAGATACAACGACCCAAACAAAAACAAGCGGTTCTTAGTTGGTATCGATCGTAGCAAAATGCGTCTGTATGATGTAGACGAGCAAGATCTGGTACAAGATACACCAGTATACGACAACAGTGCTATGCATGGTACTGATGTGGTAGATAACCACGACAAATTTCAAGACTTTAAATTCTAGGAGAATATATCATGGCTAAAGGTAAAAAAAGCAGCGGTAAGAACGAAGTATCGAAAGGCGAACGCCGAAGCTCTATGAGCACACGTGGTGTTGGCGTAACCCAAGCAGATAAGATGATTCGTAAGCTTGAAGCGTTGAAGAAGGGTAAAGACGTAGTAATTACTATCGAAAACCCAAATAAGGAACAGACTAACCGTCCATTTATTCGCCATAAAGTTACTGGCAAAGCATATCTGAAGTATATTGCTGGCGGTGCTGAAATGAAAGGTTCGAAGAACCCACTGTTGGCGATCGGAGGTTAATATGAAATTTGCTGCTGAGGCTATGAAAGCCTATTTGGTTGTACAGCCTGCACCCGCAGAAGAATTCAAGGAGGATTTTCGTGACGCACTTGAGCTTATTGCCTACTGTGCCAGAGTATCTAACCCAGCTAACCAGTTCAACAACGAGTCCGGAGAAAAACTCGTCCGATACCTTATCAAGCACAAGCACTGGTCACCCCTCGAAATGGCAAGTGCAACAATTGGAATCGACACGACTCGCGACATCGCTCGCCAAATCCTCCGACACAGAAGCTTCTCTTTCCAGGAATTTAGCCAACGATACGCCGATCCAAATAGCCTTAATGATGCCTTTGTTCTAAGAGAAGCACGTATGCAGGATACGAAGAATCGTCAAAACAGTATTCCCTGTAACGATCCAGATATTGCTAAAGCTTGGGTTATGAAACAAATGCAGCTGATCCATGAAGCTAAAATGACATACAACTGGGCAATTAGTGTCGGTATTGCAAAGGAGCAAGCACGAGCAGTACTGCCCGAAGGCAACACTGTAAGTCGAATTTATATGAATGGCACACTACGTTCCTGGGTGCATTTTATTGAGCTACGGTCCGGTAATGGTACACAGAAGGAACATATGGAAGTTGCACGTGCAGTTGCAGAAGCAATTGCTAAGATCTTCCCCATGGTAGAGGAGTTTGTACAAAATGAATAGAAAAATCTCTACATATTATGCTGATCCACCTGGCGGTGGACACTGTGAAGTTTGGATGAATTTCAAAGAAGAACGAGCATACATAGAATACTACGATGACAACGGGAATTTCTTTTACACTGAGGAGTTCCCAGACAATTCAATCCACTATGTTGAAGATGCTGCAGAAAACTGGGCTTTAGGCATAAAACAGCTTGAAATTAATTGAAATAGGGGATTTACATTGTTGTAGCCTTAATATAGTATAAGTACTATAAAAAGAGGCAAACATGCGAGTAGTAAACATCATGGCTAATGTTATGAATGCTGCCATCGTTGGCGGTCTATTGATTGCATGCACTCATGCTTACCAAACCCATGCAGCAGAAATCAAATGCTTGGCAGACAACATCTACTTCGAAGCTCTTACCGAGTCAGAAGCAGGTCAAGTTGCTGTAGCAAATGTTACTATGAACCGTGTAAAAAATCCAGCGTTCCCGAACAGCGTATGCGAAGTTGTTTGGGAACCAAAACAGTTTTCATGGACCCACGATGGCAAATCGGATACACCCTCAAGCAAAAAACATTATGATGAGGTTTACGAAATTGCCAAAGCAGTGTACTATGGACACATCGTAGATATTACTGAAGGTGCTACGTTCTATCACGCTGACTATGTTAACCCATCTTGGGCTAAAGTTATGCAGCGTGTGGCTAAGATCGATACACACATCTTTTATAAACATGAAGGTCGTTAATGAAACTATTAATTATTGGTCATGGTCGTCAC